TTAATATCTTTTGGATCAATTATTTCGACCAAAGCATAACGATAAACTTTATTAGAATTTTGCCATTCAAAATGAATTAAATGTCTTGGTTCTACATATAAAGATATGTTTCTTGGATCAAAAGCTGCTTTGACCATTATAGTCTTGCATCAGTAAATTCGTTTGCTTCAACTGTATCTAAGCTGTTTTCTGTAGCGTCTATAAATCTAGCTTCTCTTAATCTTTCATCAGCTCTAGCCATATAATTATTAGCTAGTGTCGCATTATTCGTAATAGCATATGCTAAATCTGCTGCTAATTGGTGGCTTATTGCCTCTCTTAAATAAGCATCATAATTGTTAGGATCTGTATCTAAAGCAACATAAACTAAATAAACGGTTGTTTGATCTGTTACTATATTTTTACCTTCAACTTTGTAAGGTAAATCAGCAGCTATACTATCTGTAGTTCCATTATGAATTTTCATTACTCTAAGAAAATCACTAGGAAGAGCATAGGCATAATTAAATTCCATTACTGGATCTGTACTATTTCTAGCGAGTTCTACTCGCTTAATTAAGCAGTTCCAATTATGACCTCTAAACACTCTATTTCTAACTGGCTCATATCTTTGGTTACATAACCTAGCATTTTTAGTATCTTCCGTTAAAGCTGAGATTGTTGATGCACCTATAAGATTGAGTGCTGAATTACAAATATTTACAACTGAAGCCATTATAAAATCGCACCAATTATAATAATAACAATAGTAGTAATAACAGTAATTTTAATTCTTGTACTTCTACTATTCCAATATTTTAATATTTTTTCCATTATATATTCTCCAATTTGATCTCTTTACATTGAAATCTGATTGCTAATTTTTCTTTATTAATTTTTTCTTTATCTAATGTTGCTAAATGATTATGTGATTGTTTATAACCAGCAAGAATACAATCATAATAATTATCAAATTCTAAAGCTACCACCTTTGTGGAATAGCAAGATGATTGCACATTAACGAATGAGCAAAGATAAAGTATAATAACGTATTTCATTAAATTCTTTTTTGCATTCTAGGCGAGTTCCACTCTCGCTTTCCTCGCCTAAAATTTTGTGTTGTCTAGTTCACAGCGTAAGTGATACTAAATGACATCGTTCCAGCAGTTCCACCTTCAGCGTGCATCGTTGCAGCTATGTAGTAAAATCCGCCTGGATCTGAACTGTCGCCAGCCATCGCATACAGTTTTGTTCCAACTGTATCAATAGTAGCAACTTCATAACGAACATCAGTCATTCCAGCATCATCTCCGACAGCAGTTGCGAAATAATCTTCGTCTTTTACTGCACCAGCAGAAGTGTAGATCCCAACATTGTATGTACACGAACCACCGAATGTGTCAGTTCCGATTTGAATTGCGGACACGACTGCATTACTTGGTATTGGTGCTAACATAACAATATCATTATCGTTACTATCGCCAGCTGCTAGTTCTATTGTACCTTGTGCCACACGTTGAACTCCGTGTAGTAGAGCAGGATCGTTAAGTACCTGAGGTGTAGCTTCAAAATTTGCTACTAGGTCTGAGTTTTTAGTTCCCATATATTTATCTCCTATTACTCGTTACAAGGTATCTGAACAACTTTTTCTTCTTCCATACGAGTAGCTCCAATATCCATCGCATAGTAAACTTGCGTTGAATATGATTTGTCAGCTCTCTCTGAAATTTTAGCCGATACATCGTTACCGATAGCTAGTTTGATTGCATCTTCAGTAAAAGCAAAAACTAATCTGTCAGTTGTGTATGTAGCGTCTTTGTTCAGTCTTGTTGACATTATAAATTGAAACCCAAGAAAACTATCAACTGAACCCATAGCTAAAGCTTTAACTGTATTATAGTCAGAGCTAGTAACTTCAGTAGTTGCTAGTAAGTCTTGAATTTGTTTTGGACCACAACAAACGAAACGCTTCAGAGAAGGATCAACGTCATTGTTATCCAATATGTATTTAGCACTTCTAAGTTTTGCAATTGTCAAACCGTCTGATTGGTCTGAAGTTGCAGTCTTTTGAGAGCTAGGTAGAGCTTGTGAACTTCCACCAGCAACGCCAGTGTCAGCAGACGCATTCATCGCAGTGATGATAACATCGTCTATTGATCTATTCATTGCAGCAGCAGCTGCTCTTGCGTATGTGCTAGTTGGATCAATTAATGCTCTTACTTTATCAGCATCATCAACTAAATCCGCCCATTCATACGTTGCCAAAGATACTCTACGTCTTGAGTGTGGAGTGTCGATTTGAGGCGTATCGCTATGTCTGCTAGTTTTTAACTGAGCAGCCGTAACTCCGATTTGATCGAAGAATGCGTTTTTTCCTCTAACTTTTTCCACATCAACAGCAGATCGTAACTTTGAGCCAGTTTGTTGTGCCAACATCGACACATTAGCCGAATATTGCTCAACAAAACTTGTAGTTATATTTACACTCATAGTAAATACTCCTATTGTTAGATTGTTAATGTTAAGTTTTTCGGTTGATTATCCTTACGGATCTTCCTCTATTTAACATCTAGTCGATGATAGTCTTTTCCTAATGTCAACAAAGGTCTTGCGATTGTCTTTGTATTTTATTTATCTAATTGCTTAGACAAATTCTATTTAACATCTTCTTCGTTATTCTTTTTACGAATTAATGCTGCTACTTCTTCTACAGCCGCAGTATGTCCAGGATGTCTTTTATCCCAGTATGCTGAACCTTCTTGTTGAAGTGTAGCAATTTGTTTATTAATTTCTGGTACGGTTAAATAAGGAACTTGATCTCCTTTAACCATAGTATCTTCAGAAAGTTTATTTGCTAAATTAACAAAAGCTCTAATTACAGTTGGATTATCTCCTAAACGAGATCCATCTTGAAGAAGAGTATCTGTAATAAATTCTTTTCCAAGAGTAGCATGAGCTAAGTTTTTAGCAGATTGTATTTGTCTTTCAAAAGTAGAACCATATTCTTTTCTCAATTCTTTAACACTTTCTTCTTGTGCTATTTTCATTTGAGCTTGTTGTTCATCACTACCTTTATTAATAACATCGTTATAATATTTCATTATACCATTTGCTTGATGAGGCAATAAACCAAGCTTTACTGCTTCTGCACTAAAGTTTTTTAAAGTATCTTCGTCTATTTTATGCTCTTCAGGTAAATCGTATTTATAACCGTCTGCATTATCTGGAGTTCCTAATTTTTTATACACATCCTTCCAATCTTCATCAGTTGCATATTTATTTGGAACTGCAATTTTATCTGCACCTACTAATTTTTGTGAGTGCAAATAAGACTTTACAAAATCATTCATATTGGAAAAATTCTGTAAAGATTTTTCTTCTTTGTAAGCTTCAGGAATTAATGATTTAAAATCAATTTCCTTTGGCTGTTCTGTTGTTGTTTCCGATGTCAGCGTTGTAGTTGTCTGCACATCAGGTTGAACTGGTTGCTGTTCTGTAGCAACCGCTTCAGTTGTCTGATCCATTGAGATTACTCCTCTAGTTTTTTATTGATCATGCTTTTAATAAAGACCAACACACTACGTTGACCTTCTAAAAAAGCTGTTTCGTGACTGTCACCTTTGGCATGAGTGGTCACAAACTCATGACACCGTTTCTCTAAGTCCTCAATAACTTTTTTACCGTCATCGGAACTGAAAACAATTTTGTAATTTTTTATTAAACTTATTAAAGCTTTATTGCTGTCTGTTTGCTTCATCTAATGCTTGAACTGCTGGTGCAACATTTTTAGCTACTTGGCTTTCTTGCACTGCATTCATCATATCCATTTGTTGTTGTTGAGCTGCTTGTTTTTCCTCTGTTATTTCTTGAACTTCAGCATCTGATCTAATTATTTTTGCTGGTATTCCAAGAATTTTTATAATTTCTTTAACTAAACCTTGAGGATCAATATAATCTGTAACTGGTGCTACAGCTCCAATTTGACCAAATATTTCTAATCCTCTAATGATTGAACTTAACTCTTGTCCTTTTTGAGCTAAAGCCATAGGTGATACATATTCAACATCTATTTCTTGATTAACTAATATTTCAGGAGCTTGTTTAAATAAATTATTTCTAAGCATAATATTAAATACTCTAACAACGGTAGGATTTAATAACTCTACTTGTAATCTTCCTAAGGTTGGACCAAGTATTCTCATTTTTTCTTCACTTCGTTGAGCAACTTCAGTAGCTGTCATATTTCTATTTTCAGTTACTAACAATTGATCAACATGAAATGTTTGTGAAATAGCTTTTCTTCTCTGCTCTTCCATATTTAATCCTAATGGATTATTTGCACCAATATTTAATGGTTCGATACGATCTCTTGAACCAGCTCTATAATAATTTAAAGAACCTGGTGCAGTTCTTATAGGCAACATCATAGCATCGTCTGGAACTAACAGCGGAGGATCCACTTGTTTCTGTGCCGCTTTTAGTCCAACTTCCACCATTTTGTTAAGAACTTTAACATCTGGCAATGAGTTCATTCCTGGTGATCTACCATAGATTTCGTTTGACGCTTTTAAAAATCGTGGAACGACATACGGAAATTCTCTAAAGCCACCGATAGAAATAATTTTTCCACTTTCCATTTCCATATAAATAGAAATGAAAGGCATATTCATTTTATCTTCTTTTTTAGGATTATAAATATCTCTTGGTTTTACCACATGACAAAATTCTACTTCATCAAATGGAGAATTTTTATGAACGTTTTGAATATCTCTGCTTAGATTTTCAAATCCAAATTTTTCTACTGCTGCCTTTGCAGTTAATTTAAATCTTCTATATATACAATCAACTAAACCTCTAGCATTTTCTGAAATATAAATTTCTTTAATATGTCTAGCAGAGAAACGAACAATTTCATTTTCATCTTGTTCAATAAACATAGCAGCCGTTCCAAACGCACACAAATCATGATATGTTTCAAATATTTCTTGTTGAAAATTGGATCTTTGAAAAGCAACATACATTTTATCTGTTACATCTTCTAACCATTCTTTAGCTTCATCATTTTCGTTTAATGATACTTCTTTAAATCTTAAAGCAAACCAACGATTAGCAGAAGAAGTTAAAAATCCATGTAATGAACTCGCTAATAATTCTAAAGAGTGAATAGCTGTTGCATCAAAAACTTCTTGATGTCTCTTATCACCTTTAACTTTATTATCAACAATGTCTGATTTTCTTGGAAAAACTAAATCAGCTACTTCTTGCCAATGTGTTTCAAAGTTTGATCTTTTATCTATTAACCGAGATAAATTATTTTTTAGCTCGGTAGCTAAAGCTTTATGTTCTTGTTGGTCCATTAATTATCCTAATAATACTCGCGTTGATAAATATAAATCTTCATCTTCCATTCCAAGCTTAGTAGATTTTCTACCTTTTCTTTTAATAGAAGCTAAACGAATAGCATCCATTTCAGCTTTAGTAGGACCAGTTTGGGATTGTTTAATTTCTTTTTGAACTGGTTTCTTTCTTTTCTCAACATATTTTCTATAAAAACCACCCATAATTTTTACCTCCTTAACTTAATAAACCTTTTTGTTCATACTCCTCTTCAGAAATATTTTCTAAACCTCTTGCAGTATTTAGAATTGTTGATTGTCTTCCTTTTCTTCCTAATGCTCTTCTTCTCTCATCTTCTTCAGCTGCTTTTTTTCTAGCTTCATCCTCATAATTTGGTACGTCTCTAACCTCTGGTAAAGTAATTTGAGGCATCTCTGGCATTTTAGGCATGAATAGTTTAGCAATGAATGACATAATTATTTAACTCTCTTACCACTTACGGTTTCTTTATATTTTTTATAGTTATGTTTAGTTTGACCTGGACCTACACTCCAGCTTTCAATCGTTATAACTTTATTTGGATTTAACCTAATCTTTATTGGACCTTTTCTGGCCACTCTTGATTTGTCTGACATAATTATAATATCCTATAGCTTCCATCAGCAACAAGCTGACGGTGTTTGTTTGTTAATGTTTCTTCTTGTATTCCAGTAGCCAAACATCTTAACGCATCCATTGGATGTGAACTAAAGTCGTGGACTGGTTTAACTTTATAAACTCTATCCTTATCATTATATTTTCTATGATAATGTCTAAGAGCTATTAGTAAGTCAGAGCAGTTATCGCTATCAATCTTACATCTTGGTAAAATCATTTTAACAGCGTGAATACCATCTTCTAAAGGTGTTCGTGCAGCTACTCTAAATCTAATTCCGTAATTATTAGCAACTTCTCTACGAGTATAACCTGAACTAAAGTCAGTTTGTTCTACATCATGCGGTGCATAATGGTTGCCATATATATATTCTTTTTCTTTTAATACTTCTGCATAATGAGGCAAGGCTTCTTTTTCATTCTCATAATAATCAATAATATGAATATTGTGATTTATTTGTTGAAAAAAGATAATAGAACAAGCATCTGTATAACCTAAATCCCAAGCAGTATGAACTAAATGAGCTGGATCATAAGGAACACTTCCTATTCTTTTATCTTCATCTAAATCGTCAACCAAAGAACCATAGATTGAACCTTGTATATTGCCAATAAAGGAACATTCAAATTCTTGATTGTATTTGGCTTCACCCATAACTTTTAGTGCAGCATCTAATTCTTCTTCGTCAACTATCTTACTTTCGGAAGCCTTAATCTTATATAAAAACCAGTCGTCATCGGATTGAGCCTTTAAATAATAATCATAAAAGATATTATTCATTCCTTTAGGTGTTCCAATGAGAAACATTTTACCTTTTCGATCCGAAAGAGCTGGTGTTACAACTTCGTCAATTAATCCTTGTGAAACTTGAGCAACCTCATCGATTGCCACCATATCTAAGTAAATTCCTCTTATGCTGTCAAAATTTTCACTCGACAACAAAGTTATCCTAGCTCCGTTAACAAAGTCGCATCTAAGTTCACTCTCATTCCATTTTGTGCCAGGAATAGATTTTGTGTAGTATTTTAAGTAATCCCAAGCTATTGACTTTGCTTGTTTGTAAGTTGGAGCAATGTAAGCCAAACGAGGATTGTGATTTTTATTCGTTAACGCAGCTTTGATTAAATGATTTAAAACCATTACTGTCTTGCCAAACCTTCTATGACAACATAAAACCGCATATCTATACTTATCTAATTCTTTGTGTACCAATGCCTGTTGAACTCTTGGCTTATATGGAATTGTTATTTTCATCTTTAACTTCTAATGAACTGTTGGTGGTCCTTCATTAAAATTAGAAGGCATCTT